GTTATAGACATGCTACTGTCTAATATATGTCTTGTTGCAACATTACTATTTGCTGCAGCTAATTTTTGTACACCTACTAATGCTTTTGGATCTGGATCAGAACCATCTCTAGCTTCATTTAAACCAGTTATATCACGCATCATTTGTATGTACTGATTGTAAGCGCCAACAAGTATTTGAACTTGACCACCGCCACCGCCTGGTAACTCTGTAATAGGTACTTTACCTATGTTTTGTTCTCCATCTACAGTAAGCGATCTACCTATAATAGATCCTGTTTGAAAGTACATGTTTAATGCTTCTTGCGGATTATAGTTAGTACCATTACCTAAATCAATTTCAGCTAAACCATCTGCATCTAAATAAACACCTGAAGGTGTCATTTTTTGTATAGCTTGTTGCATTTTTAAATGCGTTAACTGAATTAAATCAGCATAAGGCATCATTTTAGAAACTAAAGAATTTATAGCACCTCTATATATTCTAGGCGCACTAACAACATAATTCATTAATACTAAATTAGTATTAGAATTAGGCCTTATCATGTTAGAAGCCTTTTCCCATTTTAATAAAGTATTAGAACCTAATATTAAAACACCTTCATAAACTACTTCTACAGCTTCAGCTACTTTTTCAAATCTAGATCTTTGATCTTTTGGTGGATCAAAAGTGTCATCTTTTTTAATAGCTTTATTTGCGCCTGTAGATGTTTCTTTTATTTTATATACGTTATTTTCCCAAGTTTTCCAATTAAAATATAGTACCGAAACAATATTGTCATCGTTATTGTTTTGAGCATTAGTATTATCGTTGTAAGAAGTCCAGTCATAGCTTTGTCTTGCAAGTTCTCTAAACTCTTCGTTAGAAATTTCAGGAAACTCTTTTTTTAATTCATTTAATTTTACTCTTTTAACTTCACCAAAATAATAACAATCAGTAAAATCAGGATCTTCAGTGTAAGACCATATTAAATTAGCTGGATCAACATAATTTAATTTTATACCATCAGTATTATTAAACGTACATTTACCAGCACCAATACCTATAGTGGCTAAATCATAATCAATACGTTTTTTAATGTTTTTATATTTATTAGTTAAAAAAACATTATTAATAGCTTGTTCTTCTGCTATTTCTATACCTTGCTTGTAATTAAGCTGCATGTATAATTGAAACTCTTCACTGTTTAAAGGTAATTCATCTTCTGGAACAGTTCTAGGCGCTTGACCTAACTCCGCCTCCATAACTTTTAAAAGTTCAGCAGCTGCTAAATCCCTTTCAATACCTTTTACAAATTTAGTTTTTCTATCTGTAGCTAAAGGATCTTGACCAACTGCTTTTATAGAAAATAATCTATCTTGCATACCATTAACTACTATATCTACAAATTTAGGTATAATAGGTACTGGCTTCCAGTCTAAATTTAAATATGACAAATCTCCATTTACAGAAAATTCATCTTTGTATTTACCTATAGATTGTTCACCTCTAGCATATAGTCTAAGCATATTGTATTGATTAGAAGACTGATAGAATCTTCCAACATTACCATCTCTGTTAAACCAATCTTGCTCGATAGCTTTAGCGACCTGTAAACCATAATCATCTGAACGCTTTTCACCGTCGGAAACTGCCTGACTAGGAAATGAGCTGTATTGCCCTGTTGTTTTTGCCATATTTATTTTATTATCTCACTTCTTGATCCTTTGTTATTATATCTTGAAAAACCAAAATCAAGTTTTTTTACTTTTCTTTCTGCGCTGGGTCTGTACATGTGTTTTCTACAGGCCATTAAAGCTAAGCCGCTACTTATAGATGCATCATGAGCTGTTCTTCTTGATATATCAAATCTTGCCCAGTCTTCTAATGTTCTTTGAAAAAACATATCACCGTGATCTTCTTCTTTAATACCTACATATTCTTCTATGTAAGATTCTATAGCCGCAGCATGTGCTTGTTTAATATCTTCAGAAGTGTTAGGTATACCACCTAGCTCTGCTTCTGTTTTAGATAAATTATATCTTAATTTGTCAGGTCTATTCATAGAAAAACCTCTGTAACCTCTTCTTTTTAAATGATATAATAATCTAGGTTTATTGTTTTCAGCAAGTATTGGCATGCCGTAAAATATTAATGCCATAAGTACATCTTCAAAAAATATCTCAGCTGTTTGAGGTCTAGCTATATATTCTAAGAAAAACTTAGTGCTAGGTATTGAAGGATCCATTGAAAATGTAGTTAATCCGTGAAGAGCACCATTAGACCCACCACCGCCAACAGTACCGCTGATATCATAACTATCGCACCCGAAGGCTCCGAGGCCATCATTACCAGGATATTTAATACCATTTTTAATTATTATATTATTTTGAAACTTGTTGTTTGGTATCCAAGATATATAAAATCTACCTTTATTATTTGGTTGCCATATTACTTTACTATCAATTTTACCATTTAGCCAACCAAAGTTACCTCTAACAACATGACCCTCTCTTGTCATTTCTTCGTTAAAATCTATTTGCTCGTATATCTTAGTTAAATTAAATAAAGAATTAACTGTTTCATCTCTAAAAGCATGTTTTTCAGATCTTGGAAATTGTCTGTAGTATTCATTTAAAGCATCACTATCGTTTTTTAATCCTTCTACTTCATTTTCCCAATGATTGATGACTCCGTTAAAAATTTGCTCACCATCAATTCCCTTAACCGGTTCTGATGGATTGTTGAAGACAGGATATCCATATTTATCGATAAACCCTTCATATCCCCATTCCATAGGTATGAACAAAGAATATAGTCCACTTGCAGTCTGGCCATTGCGGTTTCTATTTGTGACATCTGAATTGTTGTATAATTTTTTAAAATGATCTCCACCTTTACTTAAAGCATTAGATGTTGATCCCATCATGCATTTACCTACTATTCGTGCTCCAAGCCTGAGGCACGTTTTCGTGACTCTCCAGTTGTTGAGTATATTGTCCGGCCTCTCCCATTTACCCGATTCATCATGGACGAGGAGTTGTAGCTTTTCTCCATCGTACGAGTTGTCTCCCGTATTCTTCCAGTCGATCGTGGTATCGAGCCCCTGCCCAAATTCCTCCTGACTATAGGTCTCTTTGATGGCATTTCTGGTAAGTCTTCTTGACGGTATTTTATAGGATAACTCCGTCTTTGGTCGTTCCATCCCATCCTGTATTGGTTTGAAAAAAAATGGATAGTTGATTGATATGGGTACAATCTTGTCTGTAAACATCTTTTTGCATCTGCTCCAGTTTTAGATAAGACCCCAAATCTAGAGTCCTTGGAAGTTGTTGCCAAGTTAACAGTCTCTGAGGATGCCATGAAGCTAAACCCAGACCGTCTATTCTTAAGGTAGCACATTCCATAAGATCTCTTATCTGCCTTGCATGCCTCCCAAAAGTAATAAAAGATTCTGTTTGCCTGCCTAAAATCTGGTGCTCCCACGTCGATCTTTGTCCAAGAGAGATAGACATAGTGCGATCCTGTAATGTAGTTCGCGGAACCGTTGCACATGAACCAATACCCATCATTACGATAATTAAACTCACTATCAATATATTTGTAGTATTTTTCTTTAATATCTTCGGGATAGGATTGAAAGTCATATATGCTTTTTATTTTATTTAAAGATTCAGGTTTGTTTTTTATTTTAAAAAATTGATCTGACTGCTTTAAGTCTTCTCCATCTATTGCATCTGGAGTTTTAGGTATTGCTACCTTAAGACCTTGTATTTCATATATATCACCTATTGTACCGTCTTTACTTATTACAACACAGTCTAAATCTTCATTGTATCCATATTCAAACTTCTTATGTTTATTAAGATGCTTAATTTTTTTATCAGATAAATGAGTATTGTGTATTTTATAAAGCGTTTGTTTGTACATTATTTGATTCTATTTTCAACACCTAAAAAAGTATGAGATTCTTTGCTAGATTTTTTATCAGATAACTCTTCAATTTTTTCTATAATTTTTAATGAATCTTCTATTGCAACCCACTTAGCTTGAGCTGCTGTTTTTGCTTTTTCAGGATCTAATTCAGATAAATCAATTTTTTGTTTAATAACTTTTTCAAGTTCAATCAATGCTTTTTCCGCTGCTTCTATTATTCTTTTTCTTCGGTCCATAATTAATAGTTATATGATTTGATAAAATTCTATAAAGTTTTTGACCTTCAATATTAAATTCATATTCAGAGTTAGGTGTAAACCCTACCACGTCTCCTATAGACACTCCTAACGAACTTAATTGGCTGTTTGTATATGCTAACTCCCCTTTTAAATTTTCGTCTGTATCAAGTGCCCATTTATCTTTTATTTTTATGGGCTTTACAAAGCAATATCCAGGCAGTGCAACCCACTTGTTATTTTTTTTACATGCAAAAACTTGATCTGTTCCTACAGTGTATTTGTCTTCATCAAGATAACTAGCAGAATTACGTTCTTGCTGTTGTTGATTTAACCATCTTCTAAAAACATTATGATGAACAATTATTTCATCTCCTACTTCTACTTCTGTTTTTATACCAGCTGGAACACTAACAACTTTGCCAATACG